CACGCTCACGCGCCCACGCTGCAAGGGTCTTGTCGTCCATGTGCTCCGCGTGCTCCGCGATCTGCTCATAGGACACGTTCCGGTTCTCGTCCGCCACGATCGCGTCATAGTTCTCAGCGATGTGCTCTTCGATCTCCGCAGCCATGATTGGCTCCCATCTGTCAGGTGAGGGCCGCACCCACACGGGGTACGGCCCTCACGGGGTGACTCAGAACGTCGGCGCCACGAGACCGTTGCCACCCGCGGACGCGTTGCCGCCGACGACACCGACCGCAGTCGGGAACCGCGCCGCGGTGAACGCCGCGTAGTTGTACGCGACGAGCTTCACGGTCAGCTGGTTGCCGAGGGTCTGCTCGAAGCGGAGCTGGAACGGCGCACCGTCCCCGTTCTCCCACAGCAGCAGGTCCTCCCAGCGGGCCACGATCACCTGGTCCTCCGACGCGGTACCGACAGCGGTCGGAATGTTCGCGTCGGTGACGACGGGGAGACCCTGGATGTAGCCGACCGCCGAGGACGACGGCGTGTCGATCGGTGCCTCGGACACGCCAACAGCGTTGTTCGGGCCACCGAGCACCGGCACGACCAGCGGACGGTTCGAGCTGTCCGTCTGCGAGATCAGCCAGTTCCACCGGCGCGGGTGCATGATGATCACATCCGGCGCCATGAACCGCGACGTCTCCACCGCGTTGATCTGACCGGCCTGCTTGCTGTAGAACGTCGCGACCGTGGCGGCAGCACCGAACGCAGTCGCCTGGTTGATCCCCGAGGTCTGCAGGATGCCCAGCATCTGCCCGGACGAACCGGTGCCCGAGAGCACCTGCAGGTCCAGCGTCACGTTGTACGCAGCGGCCAGGTCGGTGTAGATGAGCGAATCAATGCCGACCGCGCGCTCCAGCGACTGCCGGGACACGTCCTGCTGACCGGCGATCGTCACGACCGGGACGGTCACGTTGGCCCACACCTCATCGGTGTTGGACACCGACGAGTTCTCCGTCGCCTGAATCGCCTCGGTGACGCCGGTCGACCCCTTCGGGATGATCAGCGACATGCCGTTGTCGGGCAGCGGGAGGTGACGAACGATGTTCGCGGTCGGGCGACCCGCACGCGCCACCAGTGCCGCCTCGTCGATCAGGTACTGCGGCGGGACGAGGCCGGCGAAGCCGCCGGTGGTGCCGGCGCGCTTGGCGAACCCGTTGGTTGCACCCTCGACATCCGCCTCGCGGCGGTGGGTCGAGAGACGCTCCCGGGCTGCGTAGTCGCCGTTCTCGGCGCCGTACATGTCCCCGAAGAACGAGCGCTCGAACCTGTTGCCGGGGTTGTAGGTGCGCTCCTCACGGGTGACGACACCCGGTGCCTGGCGCTGCGCGGCCGGCTCGCGACCTTCGGCCGCACGCTGCAGCCGCTCGTCGTCTTCGGCATCCTTGCGGAGCTCGGTGAGCTTCGCCTTCGCAGCGTCGAGCGCCTCCGTCGCGCTGCGCTTGTCGGTGTTCAGCGTGTCGTAACGCGCCTGCGCCGTCTCGTCGAGCGTGTCGCCGGTCGCTTCCTCGAGGAGGCTGCGCTGCTCGGTCAGGCATGCGTCGAAGCGCGCCTGCTCCGCGGCGACGCGGGCCTCCTGGTTCGCGATAAGAGTCGCGAGTGTTGCCATGATGATTCCCCTTTCAGGGTGTTTGTTGGGGTGCGTGCTGGCGCATCCGGCTCATCTGGCTTTCCCGTCGCGCTCATCTGGCGCGGTGGTGGCTTGGCAGCACAAAGAACCCCACCGCGGATGCGATGGGGTGGTTCAGGTGGTTGAGGGCTACAGCCCGACTTCGAGGCGGGCTCGGAGCAGGCGGACAGACGGGCCGGCGCGCTTCACCGGCTCATCCACGACAGGCTCATCGGCAGTGCGCTGCGACTCCGCGACACGCGCCTGCGCGCGCGCGGCAAGCATCCGCAACGGTTCGCCCTCGAGGTGCTCGATCGCGTCGAACGCCTGCTTCGCGCGGGCACTGATCGACGTGTTCGGGTTCGCCCCGTAGTTCACCGCCGAGACGTCGCCACGGTCCAGGTCAACCTGCGTGATGCGGTACTCCGTGTAATCCGGCGACCACTGACCTTCCAGGATGCGGAACGCGAACGACATCTGATCGAGCGCACCGTCTCGGATCGCATGCTCCAGGTCCTGCACGTCGGTGCGCTGCGGGTTCAGGTACGCGACCGACCGCAACCCGGTGTCATCCGCCGAGAGCTCAAGCGTCCCCGCCACCGTCCGCGCCATCGACAGGCCCGTGTGGTTGATCAGGAAGTTCACGTCCGGGGAGTTCGCCAAGGTTGCGTCAAACGCTCCCCGGTCGATGACCTCCGTGTATGGTCCGAAGAAGTCGTACATGGTGTAGCCCTGCTCGACGGTTGATGCGTAACCGTCGAGCACCAGGAACGACTTGTCGTCCTTCGTCGCTGTCCGCATCTCCATGCGGGACCGGAACTCCTGCCGGCGCTGCTCGCCCCAGTGGGTGGGCAGTTGGCCGGCAGCGGCAGCAGCTGCGCGCGAGTCGATCACGGTGCTCATATCAGCGCTCCCTCGTCTTGCGGGACAGATCCCACGGTGTCGTTCTCAGTGGTCGGCGGCTGCTCGGTGAGCAACCCCAGGTCTTCCATCTCCTGGATCTGCGCCGGAGTGAACGGGGGCAGGTTGTCCAACGCCCGCAGTTCGGACGGCACCCGCAACTTCGCACCCACCTGCAGGGCGAACATGCTCTGACGGGTGTCCGGGTCCATGCGCAGCAACGCATCCGTGTCGAACTTCACGAACCGGGGTGCCGGCAGCCACCGCGACAACGCAGCCTCACGACGCCGGATCGCCGGACCGATGTTCATGATCAGGAACTGCAGGTTCCGTTGGGTGACGTTCGCGTACGTGATCGCCGCTTTCCCCAGCGGCGCCACATCGATCAGGTCAGCGGGCACACCGAAGAACCGCGCAATGTCCGTCGCGGTCAGCTTCTGCGTGTCCAGGAACTGGGACTCGTTCTGCGCCACGTTGACGGTGGAGAACTCCCAGTCGTTGCCGGTGACGAAAATGTCACGGTTGCTGACGGACTCCTTGAACCGGCGCTTCGCCGCATCCGCGACACCAGCACCGAGCACCTTCGAC